TGATTTACCTGCCCATCCTCCAGTAGCTCTTGTTCTGGCAGTAACAGGCATAACGACTTTAGTTTTTCTAAAGGTAAAATTCATTTTAAAAGATTGTGATTTATTATCGTAAACAAATTTTATATCTGATATTTTTTTACTATCTTTAACTTCAAGCACACTTTTTAATCTACTATCCTCCGATACATCTTTAATTTCACTTTTTTGATTTTCTCTTCCAATTAAGAGTTTATATGGGCATTCTACATATTTCATTTTAGGGTCACCATAAGTATAGTAGTAAATGGTGTTTAAAAAATAAATTAAGTTATCTGGTTTAGAAATATATTTTCCTAGTTGTCTAATAAACTCATTTCTAAACAAATAATAAAATCCATCAGCATAAAAGTCTAGTCCATCTTTTTTAAATTGTTTTGAAAGTGAAGCAAAAGCAAGTTCAGTTTCTCTTGCTTTTTCTGTAAAGGGTTGATCTTCAATACTAAAGTCTTCAATCGCTGCTTTAGCAATTTTTTTATTTTTAGGTACTTGTTCTGAAGCATTATTCCAAGATTTGTTGACTAATTTTTTTATGTCATTGACTTGTTTTTTATCATCAAACTTTTCGTAAAACGCTATAATATTTGTATTAAACTTTGGTGTTTCATCTTTACCAGCAGCAATTTTATTTGAGTAACCTTGAAATGAATTGTTTTTAAATTGTATTATAACATCTGATGGATTTTTAGGATTTATACCTTCAGGTTTACCTCTTGGTACCCAATATAAATTTTTAATTTTTTGTCCTTGAATATCTTTTTTTACTGCAACTGAATTTTCATATCCGATTAAAACATCCCTTTCTGCTGTTTCATCTTTATCTAATAATTCGCATAAGTCTTCGTAAGTAATTGGTGAATCATCACCATATAATATACCTGTTTTATTTTTTTTAAGTTTACAAGATTTATTTTCTAATTCTTTTACACCTTCAAATTTATTTACTAAAAAATGTACAGTACAATATTCATTTACGTTAGATGAAGCGGTACTATCTTTACGATTTGCTGTGCCGTAATGTCCTTTGATTTGTTTTTTGCCTAAAACAACATAAAAGGGCATTCGTTTTTTAACATCTGTTAACTGAAAAATATATTTTGCTTTAGGTGTTTCGTAAATATTTGTACCACTTGGTTTATCTACACATTCAAAAATTAACTGTCTAGGAGTTCTTTTTAATTTTTTTAAAGATGCTTTTACTAATTGCTCAGTAATAGGGTCTACTGTATAGTAGGGATTAGGAACTCCCTTTAACATATAGTTTGGTGAAATTGTTGGCATATATCTCTCTTATAACATATTTATGAGAGATTGCAAGCTTATTTTGAAGATTTTTCTTTATCAGTTCTTACATCAAAGAATTTAGGAAACCCAAAGATACCAAATGTCTTATTTTTATTTTGAAACTTAACAATATCTTTTACATCTTCCTCAAAGAAAGACTCTTTTAAAACAATGTTACTTGGTTTCTCAACAGCACGCCATAGTATCTCACCATCTTTTTTAACCATTTCAGTTTTGTAATAGACTTTGGCTAAAGTTTTAGGATCAACTTTTTTGTTGGCCTGTCTTTGTAATTTAGTTTGACCGTATCTTTTTGCTTTTTCTTTTTTTATCATATTTTAAAATCAGAAAATTTGTTGTATGCGTCTTCAGGTGCAGGTGGTTGAGGACCAGATTCTTTTTCTATAAGTTCTGGACTTTCTTGGTTACTATCTACGACTTGTTGAGCAGATTGTTCTACATCATATAATCTCATTTTGGATCTATCTACACCAATAATAAATGCACGGTTAACGGCAGGATCATTGTAACGATTTTTTAACTGTTTAACTTTGATTTGATTTAACTGTTCTAGTTCTTCATTAGAAATTAACGCAAACATAAAGTCAGCTGTTGCAGGAAGACCAAAAGATTCAGACGTGTCTTCTAAACCAACATCACTTGACATAAATCCTGTTCTTGTTGTCTGTGTAGCAGATACAATAGGAAAATCATATTGTACAGCAAGACCTCGTAATTCTTCAGCGATGGCCTTGATGTAAAAATAAGATGATATATTACCACCTTTAAATCTACTACTTGAACAAATATTTAAGTAGTCAATAAACACAATATCAGGTTTAAAAGATTTCTTTAAAGATAACTCATCAATCAGACCTTTAAAATGTCCTGAATGAGCAGACGCTGTAGGATATTCTTTAATAATAAGTTGACCATTAACTTTATTTCTTAAATTTCTAATCTTATCATCATAATATTTTTTAGGCATTTCATAAAGTTCATCAATGGTACAATCTAATAAGTTGGCATCAATTCTTTCAGCAATTCTTTCTTCAGCCATTTCTAAAGTAATATACAATACGTTACGGCCTTGACTTATCATATTGGCAGCAACGTGGCACATAAACAAAGATTTACCAACACCTGTACCTGCAAGTGCTACGTTTAATGTTTTAGGTGGTAGACCACCTTTTGTAATTCTATTGAAATAAGATAAATCAAATTTTAATCGTTCTTCAGTTCTATGATAATATTCAAATCGGTCATCTGTTTGATTTAAGTAATCGTGCCCAATATGTGTATCAAAACAAACTGCAAGTGCTTCAGATAATATACTTGGTATAGCTTCAGGTGTATGTTTTTTATCTTTACCATCTAGGATTTGAATACCTGATAGCACAGCATTATGTACAGCACGATCTTTACAAAACTTTTCTGTTGTATCTAACAACCATTGATACTCTACATCTGATTTATGTAAATTATCTAATAAAGATTTTGTAATTTTAAATTCGTCTTCGGTAATACTTTTACTGTTTGATAGCTCTATGTTTAAGGCTTCTTTACTAGGAAGATTATTATACTTGACCACAAAGTCTTCTATAACTTTAAATAGTATAACTTCTTCTCTTGCCTTAAAATAATCTTCTTTTAAGAAAGGTAGGACTTTTCGTGTGTAATCTTCGTTATGAATTAGATTACTTAATATCGTTAATTCAAATCTATCACTCATTTATTTTAAATCTGCCTTTTTCAATTTGTTCTTCCATTACTTCTATTAGTATATCACCAATCACGTTTCTAAATTCTTCGCTTTCGGTATCTTTATCGTTGGGATTTTTTTGAACATCATAAGTAAATTGTAAGGGTAACTGCCCTTCGGAATTTTCTTTATCGGCAAACTTAACTTTTCCATAAGTGTATATTATATCAGAAAACTTCCCACTTGTCAACTTAATACAGGAGAAGTCATCTATATCTCTTTGAACAAAGACGTACTTATTCTTGTCCATAGAGGAATTCTTTTTTGGCAACTTCGTCAATTTGATTGAGAATATCTTTAGTAAAGAATTTATCAGGTTCAGAATTGATAGTTTTTGCATACTGTTTAGATCCGTCTGGTAACTCTATTCTTGTAGATACAGATTTAAATATATTATGTTTAATTGCTAAATCAAGTAGACCATAATGTTTATCTAAACCTTTATCGTAAGTTAATTTAACATCTATCATAGCGTTTTCTTTTGTAAGCCTTGATTTATAATTTTTACAATGTATAATATTTCCAATAACTTCTTTACCATCTTTTTCTTTTCGTTTAGATAGGTAAACAATATTTGAAGCAGCGTACTTTAATCCAGAACCACCGCCCATTTCTTTTTGTGGAAACATTGAACCAATAACATCATAAGTGTGATTGGTCATAATCATAGGTATTTTTGCTTTACCTAGTTTTAAAGTTAATACTCTAAATGCAGCCTTGACAATTTGTGATCTTGTCATATCTCTTGTTTCTTTACCTTCAGCAGTATCTTCCATTTCTTTTGTTGTAGATAACATTCCTAAACTATCTAATACAAACAATAATGGTTTTCTTTGTGATTCTTCTTGTTGTAAATATTTGTCAACGACTTTAATGGATTGATGTCTAAATTCTTGTACGGTTGCAACTGGTACAACGACCATTCTTTTACTATCTATGCCACGACTTTCAACTAAATCTTTTGTAATTGCACTTTCTGATTCAAAGTAAATCACACCTGCGTCTTTGTTTTTATCTAAAAAATGTTTACAGATACCTAACGCAAAGAAAGTTTTACCTGTTGCAGCTTCGCCTGCAATTGCTGTTATCTTATTACTTGGTAAACCACCAAAGATTGTGCCTGATAATAAGGCGTTTAAAGCATATGAACCTGTATCAATAAAACTATCTACATCACCTGTTTCTAGTCCGTCACTTACGATACCAGCATATTCGTTGCCAGTTTCTTTAATTATGTCTTTCAAAAAATCACTCATACATTACTCTCCTGATAGTTTATTATGTAATACTTTATACCTAAATCATAACATATTTTTCGTATATTGTCAAGCTCTGATTTAGGAAAATTGTGTATTAATGTTTTATCTTGTTTTTTAATTATTATCTGCACTTTTTTTAGCCTTCAATACCACTGGACGACCTTTTGGTTTAGGTAATTCGTTATGTGTGTAACGAGGTGGTTCATTCCATAATCTATAACTGTCATCTTTAGGAATCCAACTTGATGGTGGTTCTTCAAAATCATCTTGTTCGATTCTTGACCACATTAAATCAAAAATTTGATCGTCTGTGTACTTATTCATTTCACTATCAAACATTCTACCAGGTATACTTTCAATTTGATGACGCACCATTTCTTTATTAAATTCAATTTTGCGTTGAAAGTCCCAATATTCTTTTAAGTCGTTATATGATTGTTCTGTTATTGGCATCATAATATTTATTTAAATTGGTAGTGTTGCTTGTCTAGCGTGTCTAAAGTAATCTAATCTTTGTGGTAAAACTTTTTTAGCAAAACACCATATGTTCTCAATAAAAATTCTATTCATAAATTCTTGTTTCGCTTCTTCACTTTCAAATAACTTATCTGACTTTGGTCTTTGCATTATTCTCATACCAATTTGTCCTTGATAATAAGTTTTTAAACTATCAACAAGTTCATCACAACTTTTATAACGTTTACCTTTTACTGTTGGATCCATTATGTTAACAAATAAGTGTCCTGTTGGACTTAAACTTTCAAAACTTTTTTGTGATACAGGTAAAAAGAAATTATCTCTCCAAGATTCATATTCATTAAATTTAAACCAAGATTGATCTTCTTCGTGTTCACCACCTTTATTATATTCTTCAGTAGAAAAATAAGGTGGACTTGTAAATGCACAATCAATATCTTTTATTTCATCCCAAGGCAAATCTTCAGCACCACATCTGTATATGGTTACTTTTTTATTTGCGTTAATGGTAAAATGATCTCTTTCTTCTTTTATATGTACATTATTATTACCTAAAAATGTTTCATATTCATAAACTTGTTTCATATAGTTTGCATAAACATTTGGGTTTGGATCACAGCCAATATATTCTTTTGCACTACTTGTATAAAAACCTGCAAGTCTATCACCCCAACCACAAGAAGTATCTAATACTTTACGTGCATTGGTCATATCGTAAATTGATTTAGCAACATTAGGTTTAAATTGAGTTGCAATATAAGTGCCTAATCTAAATGCACTTATATAACTTTTTTCTGTTAAACTGCCACCTTTTAAAACTTCTTTACCATCAATCATAGCCTTTTTTACACCGTTAATACCGCGCCATATAGGACCTAAACATTTCCATAT